TTGTGAGCGTGTCTGTGACCCAGCCTTCGGGATATCCCATCATCCATTCAACGAACCCAGGGTTTAGTCGTCCGTCGACGGTTGAATCAGGGGCTGTGCGTCCGAGGACGTGTTCCCATCGGGTGATTGCTTCGTCAAAGTCTCCGAACCGAACAGAGTTACTGCTGTGTTGAGCGGGATCGAGTTGCGTTTGTGTTGGCTCGGGCCTGCTGTGTTGCTGGCGTCTTGTCATGTCGGTGTCGGCAACAACTGCGTCACCACCATGCCGAGGTCTGTCACCCTCGTGCGGTTGCCGCCGTCCTTGTTCTTCCGAGCTAAATGCTGCTCGGCCGTCCCGCCTGGCTGCGAGGCCGTCGGTGTCGGCAGCAACGGCCCACCATCGCAGCCTTCCGTGTGGAGCTCCAATGGCGGCTGCTGCCATAGTCCCCCAGGTGATGCCGTAGCCGATGCCGGCCAGGCCGTGAACGACTCGGGCCATAGCGTGCCCGTTGTTTGCAGACAGCAGCCCGGGCACGTTTTCAAGGAACAAGACGGGTCGTGTCCCCATTCGGCCAACAAGTCGGCAAATGTCGTCAAATAGCCATCGTTCATCGATATGTCCTTTGCGTAAGCCAGCGAGCGAGAGCGGCTGGCATGGGAAACCGGCGGTCAGGATGTCGACCTGCGGCAGTTCGTCGAGGTCCGTAAAGTCTCCAAGGTTTGGTGCTGACACGTTGGCCTCAAGCCACGCGCACGCGCCTTTGTCGATATCGGACACAAACACGATGTCGGTGTTGAGGCCGGCAAGGTTTAGGCCGTGCTCCAGTCCGGCGATGCCCGTGCACAGACTGCCGACAGTCAGATCGGTCATTGGCTGATTGCTTCCGTGAGCTGTGTGACACGGTCAGGATCAGCTCGACGAATGCCGTGCAGAATCGTCGTGTGGTCACGATCAAGCTCGGCACCGATGTCGGCGAGGGTCATGTCGTACTGGTGATAGAGCACGGCCATGATCGGTTGGCGGGCGGCGACCACAGCGGCTTTGCGCGACGGTGACAGCAGCTGCTTAACCGGGACGTTCCACAGCACCGAGGCCAGGCGCACGACTTCGGGCACCGGGTCGTTGTACCGGTGTTCATCGAAATAGCGGCCGCAACGGATGCACCATTCGAGGGTCATCGGCCTGCCTGCTTTCTGACTTCGTCCCAGTTGGTCGTGTATCGGAAACGCTGCGCTGAACGGTCGAGGGTGACGTGGTCTTTGCTCGGCTCGAGGTCGAACAGCGGCCCGAACTCTTCTGCTGCTTGTCGTTCTCGCCACGGTTCGCCGTGCTCGACCTGCCATTTGACGTACAGCCAGCCCCAGAACAGCGTCAGCACGATAAGGCCAGCCAGCACAACGAAGAACACGCCGCCGCTACTCATCGCCCGCTCGATGCTTCAGGATGCGGGCTCGTTGTCGGTACGGCGTGCGGATGTTGTCGCCGTGGACGTGCACGCCTTGAGCGGCTGCCATGCGTTCAGCGTGGCTGCGGGCCGGTGGCGCATCGTTGAGCTTAATGCGGGCTCGTTTCATGCGTTCGGCATGTCGGTCGGTTGATCGGGTCACTTTTTGTGCCTTTCTGGGTCTTGCAGATATTTGATGATTTGGTCGGCGTGTTCGGGCCGCACGATCGCTGAGCCGATGGTGTCAGAACGCATAAGGGCGTCCATCCAAACGTGCTGTTCAGGTCGGACACGGCCGATCTCGGACTTGAGTTCGAGGAACAGCACACGAGGCGGTTTGACGAGGACCAGGTCAGGGAAGCCGGCGGCGTTGCGGCGGCTGTCGTTGTCGTGAAACACGAGCCAGCCGTTGAGCTCGGCGGCGTCGGTCAGCAGCTGCTGCAGGGCAGCCTCGTTCACGGCTTCGGTGCGTCGCTTTGCATGATGGCCTGGACTGCTTCGTCGATAGCAGCAGGCAGGTCGTGGAAGTGCACGCGCTGTGTAAGCGTCCACCAGGCCGTTTCGATCTCAAGTTCGTACACCATGAACTCGGGGTCAAAGTCGCGTGCCGGCCAGACATTGATGCCAAGCGTTTTTTTCATGCGAGGTTCCAGACGATTGCGCTGCGGCCGGTGGTCGTTTGTCGGCGTTTGCCGCTGTCGATGACACGGCCAGCGGTGACGAGCTCGCTGCGGCGGGTGCGGATGCCGGACACCGACACCGGTTTGCGTTCGACCTCGGCGATGCGGTGGCACAGTTGTTCGTCGGTGAGCGGGCCGTGCGCACGCAGCGCCTCGAGGATGAGGGTTTGGGTGCGGGTCAGGGTGTCGATTGCGACGCTTGCTGCGGCCTGGTGCGATGTTGTCGGGTCGGTGTTGCGTGCCCTCGGTGTCGTGTTGCTGTAGATCACCTCGGGCCGGTACTGGTCGCACCAGGCGACGTGCCGGCCTTCGCCGCCGCAGTTGTGGCAGATCATGCGTCACCTGCCTGCCGGCTGAGGGCACGGTCGAGGCGGTACTGATCGGCGCTCCAGAGGTGGGTGCCGACGCCGCAGCGGGCGGCGCACCTTTTGAGCGAGTCGCTGACTGCGTCTTTGAGGCGTGCGCCGTCGTGCGGCCAGTTCTCAGGCCGTTCACAGTCGCCGGCGTCCTGCACCGTCGTGGTGCGGCCGTCGATCTCGACGGTGAGCTCGGCGATGACGCCGCAGATGTGGCCGGTGTCGGCGTCACGGATCTCGCGCACTATGCGGAAGTCGAATGGGCCGACGACGGCTAGCAGCTTTTCGACGACGACGCTGTGTTTAACGTACGAGCCAAACCCGGTCGGGTTCTTCTGGATCAGGGACTGCGGAAAGGGTTTAGCGAGCTGTGCCAGCTGTTCGGTCATGAGCAGCTTCCGAAGCAGGCCGCCGGGTCGAGGGCGACGTCGACGAGCATGTAAGCGGCGAGCACGCCGGCCAGTATGAACACGGCGACGGTGACAACGTCAGCGATGCGGCTCATGATGCCTCGTCCGCAAAAAAGTTGTCGTCTTTGACAACCCATTCCCGCTCGACCCTTGTGTAACCGAGTTCGGTGATCTCATGGGAGACAAGCTCAAGCTCTTCGCCTTCCCACCACTCCACGTCGACGATCATGTGCTCATGTACGAGATCGCGAATGGCGTGAGCTAGTGCTTCTGCGTTCTTGTGCTCGTCGCCGAAGACCGCTAGGTCGAGGGTGATTCTTGCATGCATTGTTTTCTCCAGTCTGTGCCCGATGTCGGGCATGCAGTTATCCAACCACATTGTGGAGAACTTTGCAAGGATCAGTCCATCAACGTGTCCCAGGTGACCGGACCGACGATGCCGTCAACTGCGAGGCCTTCGTCGCGCTGGAACTGGCGCACGGCCTGGTCGGTCATTTTGCCGAACGCTCCGTCGATGCCTGCGCCGGGCTTGCCTTGACGGGTAAGCCGGTGGCCGTCTTTGTCGAGCTGTGTTTGCAGGAACTCGACGACAGCGCCTCGGTCGCCACGGCGCAGCACGGTGTCTTTGCATGCTTCGACGAACTTTGCGACCTCGGCCAGCACGTCCTTCGGGTCCGGTGACGGTGGTTCGGCTGAGGCGTCATAGGGCAGCCACTCAAACTTTGAGCCTTTGACGCTGCCTGGCGTGTGATGCCACCACTCCGAGCGGACAGGTGCATGCATGCCGTACTGGGTTGCAATCTTTTTGACTTCGCCGGTCGTGATGCCTTTGCCGGTGATGCGGAAGTCGACGGCGTAGCCGAATCCCTCAAACGCTGGCTGCGCCATGTGGTAGCTGCCTTGGAAACCGTTGCGCAGTTTGCGGTCAGGGTTTGCAGCGAGGTTAAACCCTCGTTTGCGGGCCTTGTAGCCGTCATACAGGTACTTCTGCTGAGCGTAGGAACGCACGCCAGACACGACAGCGACACGGTTCGCGATGCGAGGATCAGCGAAAAACTCCTCAAGCCGTGCGATGAAGCGAGGGTGCAGGCCGTCAATCTTGACGCGACTGGACGTGACCGGGATTTTGCTCACGGCGTTTCGTCGAGGTCTGTCATTGACGGGTTCGCGCCACCGATCGGGCCTTTTATGGCGGCGTAGGACTTGACGATGGACAGCACGCCGGCGACGGCCGAGGCCTGCAAGGCGTCAGCGATGCCGACCTCGAGCATGCCGGCCCCGTCAGTGCCGACCAAGGCGAGCAGCGTCTGGCAGAACGCAGCGACCGCACGCTCGGCTGAGTCTTTGAAATTGAGTGAGCTGAACATGCCGACAAGCCTAGTCGTCGTCGGGTCGGTCAAGGGCGACAGCGACCATGTGGGCGACCAGCGACGCGATAGCGATGTATACGGCGTAGCGGAACGTAGACGAGCCCGGTGCGAGCGTGATAAGCACCAGGCCAACGCCGCCAATCGTAAAACCGAGGGCAAACAGTTCTCGAACGTATCTCACGGCTCGGACCTCCGGGAGGTTAAACCAGTCGTGGACGGTGTCGGGGTTGTGGTTCTCGGGACGGCGAGCACAGCGCCGGCAGCTGTCACGGCCACCACCGTGCGCCGGTCTTCCTGGTTGATGCGACTGTCGCTGCGAGTGTAGTCAGCGAGCGCTGGCGAAAACATGTCATTGGCTGCGGCGTCCTCAAACACCTCTTTGGCTTCTACAGGTGCGTCGTTGATCGCTGCCGCAACAGCAGCGAGCTGCACCGGCTCGAGCTCGTCAAAGGCAGGCTGTTCGACCAGTTCTTGCACGTCCTCAACAGCGATCTCCTCAGGTTCGGCAGCGATGACGTCAACCACGGCGGCTGCGAGAGCTTCGTCAGGGATCGCTGCAGCGACTGTGAGCGCCTCTGTGAGCCTCGGTGGCTCTGTGGTGGTTGGTGGAGCCTGAGTCGTCGTCGGGGCCGCTGTGGACGTTGTAGTGGGCGCTGACGTTGTTGTGGTGGTTGTCGACGTTGTGCTGGTGGTTGTTGTCGTCGAGGTCGTGGTGGTCGCTGGCGGCCTGGTCGTCGTTGTCGGTGGCAGCGTGGTCGGCGGTGGCGGCAGGGTCGTGCTCGAGGTCGTTGTGGCCGGCGGCAACGTGGTCGAGCTCGTTGTGGTCGTTGATGTGGTGGTAGGCGGGGCCGTCGTGGTCGTGGTGGTTGTGGTCGGTGGCACGGTTGTCGTTGTTGTCGTGGTCGACGTGGTGGTTGTCGGTGCGGCCGTCGTTGTCGTCGACGTGCTCGTGCTTGTTGTGGTAGTGCTAGTGGTGCTCGTCGTCGTCGAAGGGGCTGCCGTTGTCGTTGTTGAAGTGGTCGTGGTCGATGATGGTTGCAGCGTTGTTGACGTTGTCGATTCTGGCAACGAGCTGGTGGTTGTTGTGGTGGTTGTTGTGGTGGTCGTTGTCGTCGTTGTTG